CATCTAAACCCAAGAGCGCCTCTCCCACCGCTAAGAAGACTAAAAAGATGAAGCCCGGATACTGATGAAGAAATTCTTACTGGCTGCGCTTTTGATTCTTCCGTTGGCATCGTCGGCAAGAATGTTTCCTACTGAATTCCCCATCAAGGCAGTGTGTTGGAATGACGTTGATGAGGCAATCACATATCATCAAGAAGTGCTAGGGGAGTACCCCATTGGGAAGGGCTGGATAGATAATAAACAGGGGCCATCGTTTGGGGCCATTATGTTTAATCCTAATAAACCCTCTTGGACTTTTCTAAGTTTCCACAAAAATGAAGAAGGAGTGATAGTCTGCTCTATCACAGGTGGAACTGTGTGGGAAATAATACACCTCGGAGATGAGGGTGGGAAACTAGAATTATGAGCAATGGAAACCAACTGACTAAGAGCCTATCAATAGGACACGTAGTAACCACGGTAGGTCTAATTATCGGTGGGTTTACATTCATATATGATCTAAGAGAGAGCGTAGCGATACAGGCTTTCCAATTAGAAACTGTTGAGGATAGACTAGAGCGCGTGGTTGCAAGGACAGATGACCAATTCGGGGAGATTATGGATCACCTAATAAGATTAGAGGAGAAGTTAGATGCAATGGTTTCACCCAACCCAGTATATCAGAAGGCACGTTGAGTGGAAAAGGTACGCTCTTAGGGCATATCTATGCTGGTCTATCTGTGTAGATATCTTTGCGTTCTCGGCTCTTCTATGGTACATATTCAAATGAAATGCACTCACCTACAAATAGTTAAACAATCTTATGGAAACCATCTACGTTTTACTTTACAACTTTGTTTTGATTTTCTCGTTCTTGCAGTTGTTTCTGTGATACATGGTTTGTGTCCTTGGATTTTAACGGGTAAGGTTTCCGATAAGATAAAAGAATTAAATTCTATACTTAATGAACGATGGGCAAATCCTAAATGAATATAGACGCTAAATTCTTCGGTATTATTATTTTCCTAGTAAGGAAGATAACTGGGAAGGTAGAGAAGTTGTTCGTAAAATCTTAGATTAAACAAGGAGAGTAAAGATGGCAGGAAGAAAGAAGTATGCGGCTCGGCGTCCTAGAGATGCAAAGTTAGATGAACGTCTTGGAATGACCAGAGGAAAACAGTCAGGAAAGAAAATGTCTGCGTTAGGTAGACGAAAAGTTTCTAGAGCGACCAAAAAGAAGTGACAATAACGGTAACGCAATCTGCAAGAAGTAAGATTGAAGATATGTGTGAGGAAAATGGCATGGTAGCCATCAGGCCGTTTGTACATGGTACTGGTTGTTCTGGAATGTCACATAGTCTTACTTTTGCAGATGAAAAGTTAGAACTTGACACAGAGATAGCACCATACCTTATTATAGACCCCGTGGCTTACCAGTTTATGGGTGACTCTACAATAGATTACGACACTTCCGGTATCAATCCCTCCTTTGTATTTATTGATGTCTTCAAGGATCAGGGTGGTAGTGGTATGTGTGGTGGTTGTGGAGGAGCAGGATATTGATTACAGTTACACAAGATGCTATAAATCAAATGAACTCTATCCTTGAGAGAAAGGAAGATGCAGTAGTGCGGTATGAACTCCGAGGAGGAGGGTGTGGGGGATTGATTGCTGAATGGAAGACAGAACCGCACCACGAACCAGAACAAGGAGAAATGATTTGGGACCTGACCCACGGTAAATTTGTGGTAGACAAGACTACGACCTCGTTTATAGACGGTGGCGTAGTCAACTATGACCTATCAAATTTTATGCCCAACTTCATTGTTAGTGTGCCAGATAAAGGCCAATGTGGGTGCGGATCGTCTTTTGTTGTGCCTAAAGGATACACCTTTGGGAAAACTGTATAAATTAGATTAATGGAGATTTTAAATGGAACCGTTAAAAAAGTTGTGGGACGAAGTAAGATCAAAGCCTTGGATATGGGGCGTAATAATTCTCATTATTGTAATCGGTGGTTTCTTCGGGGATTGATCATATCATGTTTATTGAGCATGACGGGGTGCGGGACTCTGAAGAGCAGCCTGATAACTGGAGCGGCAACGAGCGCAGTTGTTGGTGCAACGAGTGTCTTTCCGGGGGGTGTGATTGCACCAGTGGTAGCGGGGGGAGTGACGGCTGCGACTGCCTCTGCATTGACTGCGGAAAAGCCCGGTAAAGCGGCTAACATAACCGCAGATACAGTGGTCAATAAAGCGCCTGATAATTTTTGGACATTGTTGGGCAAATTGATCTCAATGGGCGGTTGGGCATTAATATTGATAGTGGTTGTTCCTATGCTGTTCTCTTGGTTGCTGCCGGGACCAATTCAGTTTAAAGGTAAAAAGAAAAATGTCTCGTAGTTATAGGTTAGAATACGATAGATATCATTCTAAGTCTAAACAAAAGAAAGACAGAGCCGCAAGAAATACTGCTAGTCGCAGACATGGACAGAGCGGTAAGGATGTTCATCACAAGGATGGAAATCCAAGAAACAATTCTAGGAAAAATCTTTCTGTGGTAAGCAAGGGATCTAATAGAAATAAAAGTCCCGGCAGACCTAAAGGAAAGAAAGATTCTGTTAAAAGGAGACCGCGTGGCAGTTAAGAGCAAGTTCCCAGAAATCTGGGATGATAAAATGAAAAGACGAATAGAATGTCTTTTTGATCAAGGCGGAACTTTGATTGAAGCCGCTAGAGAAATGGGGATCAGTAGATCCACTCTTCATGCGTGGGCTAAGAGCACTGACAAACAGAAGGAGAGTTTTCGTGAGACCTTAAAGATTGGTAAAGAAGCCGCAGAGGCTTGGTGGATTCGTCAAGGCAGAGATAATCTTGAAACAAGAGGATTCAATCATGGCCTTTGGCTTATCAATATGGTAAATCGTTTTGGTTGGACTTCTTCTCATAGCAAGAAGGAAGAGAGGAAAGAAGTTGAGCACACGATTGAAGTGAAGAAGAAAGTAGATGTGGACGCCATTCTTGAGAAGGCTATCAAGAAAGGTGTGGAAGATCTAGGTAAAACTGTACACTAGGGGGCGCTATGATTTCGACAGGAATAAAGGTTAACTCACTTTCTGGACGCGGGTTTGATTCCCGCCGCCTCCACCAAAGGAAATAATTATGCCCGGACCAGTTACGAAGAAACCCTCCGCAGTTTATACTCCCCCTGTTTCTATGAGGGGTGTTAATGCATTGGAAGGTCCAGAAGCCGTAAGACAGCAATTTACTAATATTGTTTCCACAGTTCTTCAGGATGCTGCAGTTGAAGTAGGGACTTATAGGGATAGATTAGGCAGGGAAACAGAATCCCGCTTTGAACAACCACCTGTTGCGGAGGAAGTAAGACAATATCCAGAAAGTCCAGAACTTGTAGGTCGTCATCCTCCTGCACCTCAAGGAGCAGAAGTTCCATTTGATGTTCCAGCAGCAGAAACTTGGGATCAGTTTTCCCCTAGAGGGCCACAAGTTGCGGATCGTAATCCGCCTGTTCCTCCCGGTATGGAGAGTGGTGCCGGTATGGGGGAAGGCTCAACGGCTGAGGCTGTAGAAATACTGGGTCTTGGCGGGGGAGAACCATCCCCAATGGGAAGGGCTGCGGGTGGTGCTACCGCTGAAGGGATAACGGCAGAAATGGAAAGGACTGGTCAAGCAATGCCTCCGGGTGGATCTGTTTCGGCTGGATCTACTGGCCCTCAAGAAATTATTCCACAAGCAGAAGAGTGGGGAGAATGGACTCCGGAAACTCCATATGATAAGAGGCGAGTGGCTCAGGAACAATATACGCAAAACGTAGCCGACAGGCATCCACAGGTGGTTGAGGTTATTGAGCAGGTGGTTGCAGAGAAACCTGTAGGTTTAAGAGAAATTATAAAAAATTTGGGTGATCAAGTAGTTCAAATAATAGAAAGTATCAGAGGTTTTTCGATATCCCCCGAAGAGGCTGGACAAATTTTTGGAATGTCCCCAGATCAATTAAAAGATGCTTATAATAATCTGG